ACGCACCTACCAGGCGCTCGAGTTGTCGCGTGTCGCCAACATCCCGCCATACCTGGTCGGTGCACCGACCGGGTCGGGCATGACGTACCAAAACGCGCAGCAAGCACGACAAGACCTGTACCTGTTCGGCGCCAAGCCGTACATCGACTGCATCGAGCAGACGCTGTCGCTCAACAGCGTCACGCCGCGCGGCAGGTACATTGAGCTGGACGTCGACTCCTACCTAGAGGAGAACGACGTGTCAGGGCCCGCAGACGAACTGCCCTCGCCTGCGGGTACCGGCACGTCCGTCACCCCTGGCACACCGATCGCGGACTGACATGGCGTCGTTCAGACCGACGCAAGAGATGGCAGAGGAAGCCGCACGCGGACTCGCCTGGCGCCGCGAATACAACCGAGGCGGCACAGAAATCGGTGTTGCGCGCGCACGCAACATCAGCAACCGCAACATGCTGCCGCTCGACACCGTCAACCGCATGGTGTCTTACTTCGCGCGACACGAGGCCGACAAGCAGGGACAAGGATTCAGCCCAGGCGAGGACGGCTACCCGAGCGCCGGGCGCATCGCCTGGGCGCTGTGGGGCGGCGACGCCGGGCAGACGTGGGCCAACGCAATCGTCGAGCGCGTGAATGACACCACAGCCACCCGCGCACACGCCTACGCTGGTGGCATGATTCGACTCACCAGCACCAACGTCAAGCTCGCCGCAATGGGCGACCACGACGACGACGAAACCAAAGCCGCAGCCGCACGCACGATCGAGGGCGTCGCAGTTCCCTACAACGTGCCCGCAACGGTCAGCGGCGGCGAGCGCGTCATGTTCGTGCGCGGCTCGCTGCCGACTGACGGCAAGGCGCCCAGGCTGCTCGAGAACCACGAAGCCGGACGCATCATCGGCGTCGTCACTGCACGCATGGACGACGAGGACGAAATGCGCTACACCGCGCGAATCTCCGCAACCAAAGCGGGCGACGACGTCATCGAGCTCATCAAGGACGGTGCGCTTGACAGCGTGTCGGTCGGCGTGGACCCGATTGACGCTGAATACAACGACGACGGCGTGCTCGTCATCACCAAAGCCGCCTGGCGCGAACTGTCGATCGTGCCGGAACCCGCATTTGCAGATGCCACCATCGACAGCATCGCAGCCGCTAAGGTAGTCACAACCGACAAGGAGAACACCATGTCCGACAACACCACCCCCGCAGAGAAGCCCGCAGAATCGCCAGCCGCCCCAGTGTGGGCGACCGCGCGTCAGACGCCGTCGCGTCTGCCGTCGATGAGCGAATGGGTCAGCGCCTACGTCCAGGGCGGCGAAAAGTACGCCGCAGTCAACCGCATGATCGCCGACCACCAGCGCGTGCACAACCCGCTCGAGGCCGCAGCAGGCGACATCATCACCACCGACACGCCTGGTCTGTTGCCAGTTCCTGTGCTCGGCCCGGTGTACGACAACATCAACTACATCCGCCCGGTCGTTTCCGCGATCGGTGCGCGTGCGATGCCGCTCGGCGCTGGCAAGACGTTCAACCGTCCTGAGATCACCACGCACACGTCGGTGGCGCAGCAGACGACCGAACTGACGACGCTGTCGAGCACCACGATGGTCGTGTCGAGCAACATCGTCACTCGTCTGACGTTCGGTGGCACCGTGCTCTTGTCGGAGCAGGACATCGACTGGACCGACCCGGCGTCGGTGGACATCGTGCTGCAAGACCTTGCAGGTCAGTACGCCGATGCGACCGACAACTACGCAGCCGACCAGCTGTATGCGTCGGCAACGAACGGCGGCACCTGGAACGGCACTGCAGCAGCATTGCTGGGCGACATCTACAGCCTCGCCAAGACCATCTCGCAGACCTCCAACGTGCTGCCGACGCACATGTTCGTCAGCCCGGCAACGTGGGCCAAGATTGGCGGCCTCGTGGACGGCAGCAACCGTCCGCTGTTCCCGACCGTCGCGCCGTACAACGCGGCAGGCCAACAGGATGCGACCAGCTGGAACGGCAACCCGCTCGGCTTGCAGCTCGTGGTGGACAAGAACTTCGCCACTGGCTCAGGTGCGGACCGCATCATCGTCGCGACCGCTGCAGGCCGCTACGCCGGATTCGAGATCTACGAGAACCAGCGCGGCCTTGTGGCAATCAACAAGCCCGAGGTGCTTGGTCGCCAGGTGTCGTTCCGCGGCTACTTCGCCACGCTCGCCATCGACACGACCAAAATCCAGTACGTCAACTGGACCTGAGTTAGGAGGGTCGCATGGCGACCTACACAACGGTCCAGGCGCAGATCACCGACAACGTGGGCGTCGTCAAGACGCTCACGTCCACTCCGGTCGAGGTCGGCAACAGCATCGCGTTCAGCGGATTCGTTGCACCGTTCACTGCGCTCAACACGACGTTCGTCGTCACCGCCATCCCGCAGTTCCTGTTCCTCGGTGTGGACGACCAGGGCGACTACCTGTACGACTACAACGTTCCGATCACGAATCAAATCGCGGTTGCAGTCACGGCAGCGGACCAAGACCGCGCCCCGGCAGCGTCCACGCTCACGTTCACACCGACGTGCAGCTGGGTCGGTGTCGCGGACGTCGAGGATTGGCTCGGATTCACCGTCACCAACCCTTCGAGCGATTACGACCTGCTCGTGATGGCGGTCGGCGCAGGCAACCAGTTCGCCTGGCGTCGCCGCCAGGAGGCGGGCTACTTCGACAGCCTGACGACCGTGCCGTCCACCGACGTCAAGCTCGGCACCGTCATGTATGCGGGCTACCTGTACCGGATGCGCGGCAGCGCATCCGAGTCGTATGCCGCGTATGACCCGCTCGCCACGTCCGGGCCCATTGGCGGCTCGTTCATCGAGGTGCTGCGCCTGCTCGGAATCAACCGACCGCAGGTCGCCTGATGCCGACACTGCTGGAGAACGGCTATGCCGACATGGTCTCGCTGCTCGGCTCCATCACCAACCTCCCGGTGGTGTCGAGCAGCGACCCCCGCAACATCAACCCGCCGTGCGTGCTCGTGGACGCACCGTCGTTCCTCATGCACACCAACGTCATCCCCGAGATGCAGTTCACCATCAAAATCATGGCAATCGGCCCGGGCGACCGCAAAGCACTTGACAAACTGCTCGAGCTCGCCGACAAGATACGCGCAGCCAACCTCGGCCTGCAATCCGGGCGACCGACCGTCGTGCAAATCGGCAGCCAAGACTTTGCAGGGTATGAGCTCACCCTGTCCACTAAGGTGACAGCATGACCGAACGCAAGTGGACCAAGCTGCTCGTCACGACCGACAAGCTCAACGGCGCCCGGCGCGGCGACATCATCGAGCTTGACGACAGCGTCGCAGTCGAGTACCTGATTGCGTCCGGGCAGTGCGAACTTGTCGCCGACGAGCCTGCCACCAAACCCGACAAGAAGCCGTCTAAACTCGGACGCAGACGCAACAAGGAGTAGCACATGGCAACCACAGTCCTCAGCAACCCGACAGTCTCAGTAGGCGCCAGCAGCGGCTCGACCACCGCCCTCACCACGCAGGTCGTCAGTGCCGTCATCAACGACAGCTACGACGCACTCGAATCCACCGCGTTCGGTCAAACCAACCGCACGTTCGTAAAAGGCCTGTCCACCGCCACCGTCACGCTCACGCTGCTGATGGACTACGCTTCAGCCTCGACTTACGCGCTGCTGCAACCGCTTGTCGGCGCAGCCGCCACCTACGTCGCCATCAAACCGACCAGCGCCGCCATCAGCGGCACCAACCCGGAGTTCCAGCTCACCAACGGCCTGCTCACTGGCATGGACTACGTCAACGGTCAGCTCGGCGAACTGCAACAGGTCGAAGTCACGTTCCAGGGCGGCACCCTGGTGATTGACACCACTCCGTAGCACCGTCACAGTAAAAGAGGGCAGACATGAAACTGACGTTCGTCGTCACCTACTTGACACCAGCAGGCAAGGAGCAGCGCGACACCGTAGAAATCCAGCTGTCGGACTTCGCTGCGTGGGAACGCGAGACCGGGCGACGTGTGCAAGACCTGCAGTCCGGCATGGGCGTCAACGACATGGGATTCTTGTGCTGGCACAGGCTCGTCAAATCGCAACGCGAGTCGCGCGACTACAAGACGTGGATTGAGTCGGTGCAGCAGTTCGAGTCGCAAGAGGTCGACCCGGCAAACCCTACGGACTCGGCACCGTCAGACGCCAGCTAGCAGAGCTGCTGCTTGCCACCGGGTGGTGGCCTCCCGACGTCACGTTTGACTCAAGTGACCTCGCAACGGTACTACTCTTGTCACGCAAGAGGAACGAGAAACGATGACCAGCGTCTACAGCGAGATCAAGGTGGTGGGCCTCAAGGAGGCCATCAAAGCGCTGAACGACATCGACAAAAAAGCACGCCGCCAACTGACCAAAGATTACAAGCAAATCGTCGACCCGGTCATCAAGGAAGCCAAGCGTCGAGTGCCTGGCGACGGTCCAATCAGCGGATGGGAACGCAACTGGCGCACGCGCAGCGGACGCCAAGTGCTGCCCTGGGTCGGTGCAACCGGAGAACGCTACATCAAGGCCAAAGTCTCCGGCAAGAAGCCGCGAGAATACAACGGCATGATGTCCAACCTGGCGGTGTTCAGCATCGCGTTCGCAGGCGCCATCAACACGATCTACGACCTCGCCGGGCGAACGTCGCGCGGCGCGACCCGCGCAGGCGCCAACATGATTCGCGGACTCGAAGCGCGACACGGCAAGGCGTCGCGCGTGCTGTGGCCCGCCTACGACATGCACCGCGAGGACGTCGTCAAGGGCATCCAGGGACTGATTGACGACGTGATGCGTCAGACAAGCAAGGAGGTCTGACGTGGCTGTAGTCATCCCGATCGTTTCAGAGTTCGACGGCAAGGGCATCAGCAAAGCCATCAAAGAGTTCCAGCAGCTCGAGGGCGCAGGCGAAAAAGCACAGTTCGCACTGAAAAAGGCAGCCGTGCCTGCAGCCGCTGCCCTGGCGGGTGTGGCGGTCGCAGTGACCGACATGACCAAAGCCGCGATCGAGGACGCCAAGAGCCAAGAGATGCTGGCGCTCGCGCTCGAAAAGAACGCGCTGCAGGGCCGTGCGGCGACAGCGGCAGCCGAGGCGTACATCGAGAAAACGATGATGTCGGCAGCCGTCGCCGACGACGTGCTGCGTCCGGCGCTCGCGCAGCTCGTGCAGACCACAGGCAGCCTGGAATACTCGCAGACGCTGCTCAACACCGCGCTCGACGTGTCAGCAGCGACAGGCACCGACCTGGCGACCGTCACCGACGCCATGAGCAAAGCCGCAGTCGGCAACACCAAAGCGCTCGGCAACCTCGTGCCGAGCGTGCGCGACAACATCAAGGCAGGCGAATCGTTTGACCAAATACTGCAAGAGCTGAGCGCCAGCATGGGCGGGTCGGCTGCGGCAGCCGCCAACACAGCAGACGGTCAAATGAAAAAACTGTCGTTGACGATCGGCGAGACCAAAGAGTCCATCGGTGCAGCGTTCCTGCCCATCCTCGAGAAACTGCTGCCCCGGCTGCAACAGTTCGCGTCGTTCGTACAAAACAACACCAAAGCGGTCGTCGCCATCATCGCGGTCGTCGGCACACTGTCGGCAGCAATCCTCGGCCTCAACGCTGTGCTCAAAGTCGTGACCGCCACGCAAATCCTGCTCAACATCGCCATGACCGCCAACCCCATCGGCCTCGTCATCGTCGCAGTCGGAGCACTCGTCGCCGGATTCGCACTGCTCGTCAAAGCCACAGGCGGCGTCAAAGAAGCATTTGTCGCGATGGGCAACTTCGTCATCGGCGTGTTTGAGCGCATCGTCAACAGCTACGTCAGCATGATAAACCTGGTCATCAAAGGACTGAACCTGCTGCCAGGCGTCAGCATCGACCCGCTCGGCGACGTCCGCATACCGCGCATTCCAAGCGGCAGCAAAGACGCTCCAGGCGCAGGCAGCGGCAACGCAGGCCCAATCGTCGGAGCGCCCGACTTCCTCGAGCGTCGCAACCCGATCGGCGGGCTGCCAACCGACATGGCCCCGATCGTGCCAGTCGTCCCCGCACCAAAGAGCGGCGGCGGTGGTGGTGGCGGTGGTGGCACGCCTGGCGGCGGCAGAGGCGGCATCGGACGCGGCATCATCCCGATTATCCCTGGCGAGCCGGGCGGCGGTGGCGGCGGCGGCATCGGCGCACCCCCAGGCGGCCCAGTCACCATTCAGGTCAACGTGAACGCAGCCATCGCAGAGGCGACGCTTGCCGACAAGATCGTGGACACGCTCAAGGAATACAACCGTCGAAGCGGACCGCTGCAGCTGCAAGTAGCAGGCTGACATGGCATCCCCGGTAATCCAGTCGGGTGACTACCTGCTCGAGATGGGNNAACAACACCACCTACGTCTTGGACGGCACGACCGCCTACGGCGACATCACTCCCTACGTCACCAACATCGCCTACAGCAGAGGCCGCGAAAAAACCGACTTCCAGTTCGGTGCAGGCACGCTGCAGTTCACGATGCTCGACGAGACTGGCGTGCTCGGACCCTACGACACCACATCGGTGTTCTACGACACCGCCAACGGAGTGCCCGGCTTGGCGCCGCTGCGACCGATCAGACTGTCACGCCAGGGCGAATACCTGTTCGTCGGTGTCGTCACGTCGTACTACTACCAGTTTCAGATGGCAGGGCCGAACTACGTCAATGTGCAGTGCGCCGACGAGTTCTACAAGCTCGCACAGACGCAGCTCGACGCCTACAACCCGACCGCCGAAACGTCAGGGCAACGCATCACGAGCGTGCTCGCACTGCCCGAGGTGGACTACACCGGGCCGACCACGATCGCCACTGGCACCGTCAACCTCGGACACGCAGCCGCCTACGACGTCGAGGCAGGCACCAACACGCTGACCTACCTGCAACAAATCAACGAGGCAGAGCAAGGGCGTCTGTTCATCGCACGCGACGGCGACCTTATGTTCCAGGAACGCATCGGCAGCACACTGAGCGGCCCGGTCATCAGTTTTACCGACAACGGCACAGGTGCGGACTACATTGACGTGCAGATTGAGTTTGACGCCGACAACGTCGTCAACCGCGCCTACGTCGCGGCGCTCAACGGCAACACATCCACCGACTCCGACCCGACGAGCATCGCCACCTACTTCATCCAGAACTACGCGATTACCAACAGCCTGCTGCACATCCAGGGCGAGATTGACGACCTTGCGACCTACCTGCTCGAGCCAAATCCCGAACCGCGCTACACGTCCGTCACCGCCTACTTCGCGAACCTGACAAACGCGCAACGCAACCTGTGCGCCACCATCGACATCGGCGACACCATCAGCGTGCACAAGTTCATCCCCGGCTTGGGCAGCGACGTGGCAGCCGAGCTCGCAGTCGAGGGCATCCGCGCGGTCATAGACGCGCAACGCGGGCACACCGTCACCTACTACACCAGCCCGACCACCATCGTCTACGAGCTCATCCTCAACGACCCGGTGTACGGAATCATCGATTCGACCAACGTGCTCGGTTAGGATTGCCGCATGGGTGCCAACGCACAGACCTCCGTCCCGACGTTCACCAGCGGTCAGGTGTTGACTGCAGCGCAACAGAATGAGTCGGCTCGCACAGGCGTGCCTGTGTTCGCGTCGACCGTCACGCGCGACGCCGCGTTCGGCGGCAGCGGCGAAAAGACGCTGGCTGAGGGCCAGCTTGCGTACGTCGAGGGCACCGGGCTTCAGAGCTACAACGGCACCAGTTGGGTGACGTGGGGCGCGGCACCTAGTTCGGGGGCGCTGGTGTTCCTCACCGGGGCGACGTTCAGCGCAGTTGCGAGCGTGTCGTTGGCCAACAACACGTTCAGTTCGACCTACCGCAACTACAGAATCGAGCTTGACCTTGTCGGCTCATCGGTCAACGTGCAACTGTCCACGCGGATGCGTGCAAGCGGCAGCGACAACACGTCAGCGGAATACTTTGGTGGTTTGATTATTCTTGACGGCGGCGGCGTTACACGCGTGTCAGCAACCGACGGCACCAGTTTCCTACTGGGCAACACGACCACGCAAGGCAACGCGTATTCATTCGACGTACTGGCGCCGCAAGTGGCGGTCGCTACGCGGTGGTCGGGCACCACGCTCACACGAATCACCGACACGGGCGGCGGCAGTTTCGGCGGCCTGTTCAGATTGACGACGCAGTTCGATGCCATGTCGTTCATCATCGCCAGCGGCACAATGACCGGGGCGTACCGCGTGTACGGCTACGCAGACAGTTAGGAGATCACATGACACGGCCCAACGTACAAATCGGTGACGACGTTCGTCCGATGACCGACGCCGAACACGCACAGTGGCAGCAAGACGCTGATGACGTAGCCGCAGTAGCCGCCGCTGCCGACGCCAAAGCCGCCGCGCTCGCATCGGCACGCAAGAAACTGCGCGAGCTGTTGACCGACGACGAGATTGCCGCACTGTTAGGCGAATGACATGGACAAGAACGCACAACTACAAACAGCCGACCAGACGCTCAAAGGCGCCATCATCGGCCTCGTCACCTACGTCGCCTACAAATACGACTTCGACATGCAGATGATTTCGTTGAGCATCCCGGTCGTGTCGGGTGCGCTTGCGCTGCTCAGCACTCGAGTCGGCAACAGGTCGACCGCGTGCATGTTCGTCGCAAAAGATGACAACAAGCCGTCCTAAGCCCTACGTCGTACCGACGTACCCGGTCGTCCGGCACGGTCTGCCTGGGACCGACGAATGGGCACGCCTAGCGGGTGTGCACTCCGGCGGCGCACTGTGGAACAACGGCACCTGGGTCATGCGCGACGTGCGCGGCAACGCAGGCGTCATCAGCAACCACGCTCGAGGCGTGGCGATGGACTTGTCTTGGCGACGCATCGAGCCGCGCAAGCTCGGCGTGCCGGACGGTCGCACCAAAGCAATCAAGTTTCTCCAGGCAGCGCTCGACAACTGGGATCTGCTCGGCATCCAGTGCGTGCTGGACTACTGGCCCGACAGCCAGGCGTCGGCGTACATGGGTCGAGGCTGGCGTTGCGACCGGGTCGGTAGCGGCATCGCCAAGCCGCACGCCCATGAAGCCTGGCGCAAATACAACACTCCGACCATCCACGGCGCCCCGGGCGGCGACTGGTTCCACATCGAGATCGTGCGGCACCTGGCAGAGGACCCGCAGCTCGTCCGGCAGGCGTTCGCCAGGGCATTCCCCACCATCCCACAGGCATCCGCTACCGTCGATGGCACAACCAAATCATCGGAGGGCAGCAACGATGGAGACTCAGCAAGAACAGACGACCCCGGCGGTCATAATCCTGTACGAGGTGTTCGTAGCAACGGCACCCGACGGACGCGAGGTGATGGTGCAAGTGTTCCGCAGAAAAGGCGACGACAAGTCGATGTCGGCACAGCTCGCGTTCCGCGCAAACAAGTGGGAGACGTGGGGAACACCGCTACGTCTTGACGCCCTGCACAGCGTCAGCGAGGTCCGCCAATGACGTTCGCAGCCAAGCTCGCAATGGGCCTCTTGGCGTCGCTGTGGACGTGGTTCGCAGTCAACCTGCCGGACACGCCCGAACCCGCCAAAACGGTGAAAACGACCGTTTACGCCCCCGCCACAAGCGTCCAGATGCCCCAGGTTGCGTCAAACACCCTCCCCCCTGCCACCACTACCCCCCTCCCG